TTCAGGGCTTCCGGCCCACAGCTGTATATATGACGAGGATCTAAATCCGCTTTTCTGCCATCCTTTACCCATTGTGAATCGCGTTGAGACTGAAACAACCCACACCCAACGAACAAGACGAGAGCTAAAAGCGTTGTGCTGTTTCTGTACTTACTCATTACCGAGCCTATTTGATTCTTTTAATTGAAAATGAAATATAAAATATTTAAACCAAGGCTTACGCCCAAAGCGGAAGATATTCCGACGAGCATCCAATTAACTCGATCATTGGATTCGGACTTATAAGATACAGTCTTGCCCTTTTTAGGCTTAGGGACTCTTCTCTCCGCGAACTCAGAGCCGGGTACTACCCACCACTCTCCTTTATGTTCTATGAGCCAATCAGTTGGTTGTTTATCTCCTGACCACCATCTGGCTGCTGGTTCCGCTTTCCTGAATGTTCTCTTTTGTTTCATGGGACTGAATTTTTGTTATGTTATCTGGGTCTAGAGGAGGCTTAATCTTTGGCGGCCATTCCCCTATTTTTTTCATGTATTCTACAAGTGCGTTATAGTAGATTGTCTTTATATAAAGAGCGCTTTTGATTTCGTTAAGTTCGTCTTCTTTTTCCCTGAGTGTCATTCCTTGCTTTGTAGCAAGATCGAAGACTTCCGTTAAGTGACCATCTTGTTCTTCGATAAAATCGGATTGTTTTTTCGCAAGTGTATTGAGGTCCGTAATGAGAGTATCTCGTTCCCCAATCATCAACTCAAGCCTAACGTTCTTTTTTAAAAGATCTAGTTTGTCTGACGTGTTAGAGAATGACATCCATACTATAACGAGCATAAAGACAATGGAGGTAATGCAAACTGAGTAAACCGTTTTTTCGTGTTTGGGTTCAAACGGGGTTGATATTAACTTTTTAAGTTTTAGTAATACTTCTTTCATTTCTTTCCTTTCGTTTTCTTCTCACGCCAATCCCTGTAAAGAGCACAAGACAACCACAGAACCAAAAAGCCCACCGCACATGTCAAATAAAATAATATTAAATCAAACCATTTTACGGTAACCGCATCGTCATTTGGCTCAGCTTCGCATGGTCCAGCAATGACAACACATCCTCCGTCACCCTCAATTAGTTTTGCGGGTTCGGGTTTCAAGGGTTTAACGTTTACTTTTGGATTAAATGGCGGTAATTTTTGTTCCTTACTAGATGATACCGTTGGTTTAAATGGGGTTGGTTTGCCTACCGCTGATACAGACGGAACATCAATGGTCGGTTCAGCCGACGCCGCTGGCGAAGGCTTAGGTCTGCTTTTAGCGGGTGGTAATTTGACTTGTTTGGGCTGTACCGGCTCTAATCTGTAGACTCCATTTGACTGCCTAACTAAATTAGATGAAGAAACAACAGACTTAATTCCGGAAGAGTTGGTGTTCAGTGTTGTCCCACCCGTTCTACACCCACATTGCATTAGGGAAAATATTATAAGTACTACCAGCGGCAGAAGCCATATAGGAACAAGTCTCGGAATGTCATCTCTCATAACTCTACTTTCTAATTATTAAGTTTTTCGGGCAGCGGCGGCGTTACCAAAATAGAACCCCACTATAGCTGTCAAAGATTGCCTAACTTCCGGCATCATCAAATACCCTTTTAGCTCAACAAAGAAGATCTCAGATCCACCACCAAACAAACCGAATCCCCATGTCGGATTCGTTGTTTCTACTTGCACTATGGTGGAAAGCCCCATTAACGAAAGAAGGAACGGAGCTAATATAACGCCAAACAAGACACAACAAACAATCACCCTTCTTACCCATTTACCTACATCAACTGGGACTCGCTTTGCTGCTCGATCAGCGGAGTCATCTGACGCTTTTTTCAAATCGAGAGCCAACTTCATTAAGTCGGCCTTCTCCTTTGCCCTTTCGGCCATATACCGGAAAATAAAACCAGTAATAGCTCCCCCTAGCATAGTTATTAGTTCTAGTGTCATCGTATCGTTAACTATTACACTAAAAAAAGCCGCACAGGGAAAAACCGGAAACCCTGCGCGGCTTTGTTGGGGCTGTCTGGACTCAGCTTAAATCACCTAGTTTTTTTAATTCTTCTAGCTTTTGTTTGGGTCTAGCTAAACCACCAATTGCCGTATATACGGTAAGATTTGGCTTATCTCCGCTGTATATCCCCCTGTGAACGACACTGCCAGACTTTAACATTCTGGTTAATTGATCAAACCCTTGGTCAAGTGCGGTTTGTTGAATGTTATCGAGCTGCTCTTTACCACCTACAATAATAGCTCCCGCGCTACTTCCTGTTGACAAATCAATGCCGCCAGATAAAAGTCCGCTTTTGAAGTTATCTCTTATAGCTCTTGAAATACTAATAGGGTCTTCCCAATTTTGAACCGGAGCTGCTCCGTAGATCATCATGCCGGAATCTAAAATTGATTTGTAGTCACTGGCATCAAAAGAGGAGTACGAACTATCTCTTGCTGCTGTTAAATTAAATAAATGAAACAACCCAGCCATACTCATGTTAGCTGTTTGCCAAAAATTAGAAACTACAAGATTGGGATAAACCTTCCCAATTCTTTCGTTGTCTATTACGACTAGGGGAGAAACGATCCCCTCTTTTACTAAATCATACACCTCGCTCAAACAAGCGTGAGAGTTTGCGTTTACTTTTTTTCCTTCTGAAAACTTTGGAAGAGCTAAGATAACCCCGACTTTCTTTGTCGAGCAACCAAGTGTCTCTTGTAATTCGCGAGCCGCGTGAACCAATGGAACCACCGTACCACCGCCGGTTCCTCCACCAGCACCAGCACACACCATGATTCTATCTAGCTGTTCTCCGAAAGAATAACGCATGAAATCAATTACGTCATCCCTTCTCTCTGCGAAAACTTTCCCTGCGTACTTGGGGTCCTTACCCGCGCCGCCTTCACCAATGCATAATTTATTATTCAGGTTGACGGTGTTTAAATCTTGCTCTGCCGTATTAAGGACGGCTACTTTCCTGTATCCTAATTGATGGAACGTCTCTGCGATGCGAGATCCACCTTGACCGGCTCCAACGAAAGCGAACTTAAACGATACATCGATATCGTCTTTTACCTCTTTTACTTGTTCCGGCTCCGGTGCTGGCATAGGAATGTCCGGTAAAGAAATATCCGGTACGCTACCAGCGTTATTATAAGATACAACCCCTTGCCCCTCGTGTCCTTCTTGTGCTTCTTCTGACATAATGTTACCTTCGTAATATGTTACACTAAAAATTGAAGCCAGAAAACGGAGTTCCCGTTTCAAAGACCTTTCCACTTAGGAAAAGCCCTCTCCCCGTCAATCCGTCAGCAACATCAGTATTAAACGATAAATTCACAAATTTTGATTCGTTAATTGCGTTTGAATAGCTTATATCAGTTAAGACCGCCTTAAGAACATCGTACCTTGCTGCCACCTCAGTTTGGCTGAATCCACTACAGTATATAGTTGGAACCCTCGCTTCAATAACGAGGTCGTAAGCATGGTCTTTTTCTAAAAGATTTTGAAATGCTCCCTCTTGATTCGCCCCTACAAGAGCATTAATATTTGTAGTAACCATTATTGGGTATTTTATTGGCCTATCTATCGGAATTTTATGACCCATCCCTATATACTCCATCCTATTAAAAGCTACCGAAAAATCTACGGATTGAGCTTTTATATCTGAGAAATCTATTCCTACGTCTTTTATGTCTGAAGCGCTTGAGCCATACCCAATAGAAGTCATAGAGAAAGTGATGTCTGATGTGAGAGCTATATGTGAGGCTGTTCCCCGATGATGTACCCCGCTTACTTCCCCCTTGAGCTTGGGGGCTATAAATACATTCCCACTATCTATTGGTTCGAACCCCGAAGAAGTTACAGCAGGAACAACCCCCGACCCGCTCAAATGATAACTCATGTTATCGCAAATATAATTAGCCTTGTTTCTTATTGGGGAGCCTACTTGAAAAGAAGTTCCCCAGCTTCTCATGTAGCAATTACCAAATGAAATAACATTCAATTTAGAATAGTCTCCTTCTGACATATCTTTAGCGTCGGATCCCTCTGGAGCAACCGCTAAGTAAATATTTCTCTTATCTCTATCTTGAAATGGCCAAGGAGAATGATCAGCCTCGTCATCTCCAACGTGAAAACCACTGTAGGCTGGAGTAGTATTCCGGCTTTCAAAACCGGAGAAAAGGAAAACGCTTGTATTGTCTGGGTAAAACGGATCACGTTGACCAATGAGATGACCAGTATAAAAATTTGGATTAAATCCAAGTCTTATTTCGTTCTTTATGTCGGAAGTAAGATATTCAAAATTAAGATCAACAGTCGGGTTTTTGATTATTGGTCTATGAACCAATTCTCTTCTTCCTAATTCGGAAACGTTTGTTCTGTCTATTATGATGGAGTAATCTATTTGTTGTACTCCGTTGATCTGTTTTATGAGATTGTGTTCTGACCCACTTATCAAAAATGAATTAACATCCCCTGTTGGTGAGCCATGAGAATCAACGAAATGAAAACCCGAAGAAGGCGCAGGGCCAACAAAAAGTCCTTGTGCCTGAGATGTTATCCTGACCCTTGGCATGATTATACCCTACTGACATATAAAATGCTCGCCACATACTCGTCAACTTGGTGGTCTAATGCTATAGCGTGTATTTCTTTGATCCTTTCTGGGTTCGTATCAAGGGGCTCTTTTATATACTTTCTTATTTTAGTTACTTTATTCCAGTCTTTTGGATCTTCGTTTGCGACAACTAACCCGGTAATTTGATTGGCTACTTCGGCCTGAGCGCTTGATAGTTTTTTGAGTTTGTGTTTGGTCATCAATACGGCTTCTACTTTATCACCGAGTTTACTTGCGAGATTAAAGTTTTCTTTTACTTTCTTAAGGCTGTATTTAGCCCTAGACATCTTCTCTCCTATTTTGCCGGGTTTTCTGTCTTTCGGCTGAGGAGTATCTATACCCGGTGGCCTACCGGGGTCTTGCTTAGGGGTTGCCACTTTCGGGGCGTTCTGCTCTTGTTTATCGATGGTCTCTTTGTGTATTTTTTCTTGAGACTTGATTGTCTTGTCTTGCATTTTCATCTGCGTCTCTGGCCCCCCCATAATGGGCTCATATAAACCATCGTCTCTATAGTCTTTGAATTTCTTTTGTGATTCTAAAGATTCCTCTTCGTCGGGCAGTCTATTGTCTTTGATTGCCATTATACCTTCTTCCGGGGTAAGCACTCCAATTTCAATGAGCCTACTATAGATTCTCCTTAGGTTGTAATCTTCCTTAAGGGGTATATCTTCGAAGTGAGCTTTGGGGTAATTTCTAAATCCTAACTCCTTAGCTATTCTTTTTATTTCAATCTCCAAAAACTCATTAATGAACACGGATCTCCCCTGTTTCAGTCTAGCCATAAAGACTTCTACTTTAGTTTGTTGGTTTGCGTATTTCTCTCCACCAACTAAAATATTATTTAATCCCACGTTAATATCTCTATCTATTACCTCGTATTTTTTTGGATCTAGCAGGTCTGCTATTTCGGGAATAACAAACTCAGCCTTTGTCGTATAATCAGAAATTAAAACCCTACCAACAGATTCGTTAGCGAAAAGTTTTTGCATTGCTTCGAGGTTTTTTTGGTTAACTCCACCTTTTTCAGGTTCTGCCCCCATAGTCACTAATAGTATGGCTTGGTGAGTTGTACGGGTTACCGCCATATCCATTAATCTCATTTCTTGCTTTGCGTTTATAGCCTCAAGAACCGGCCAACCCATCGGCACAGCTAACGGCTCGTAGTCCATCTTTTTATAAAAAACTCCAATAGTTTTAGCGGGATCGAGGGGGATTATTATAGAATGATGCCCTTTTTCACGAATCAGTTTTTTGGTTTTTTCGTCTAGACTTTCAAAAACTTCCCTGTCTTCATCTGAACGTGGATTTCTTAATCTTTCGATCTCGTAGTCCGATAGAAGCTTATAAAACCTACTAGCCACAAAAGAAATATTTCCGCCAGCTTGGACATCAGCTGGATTCAAGATTATATATTTTGACGGTAGCGTTACTTCGGATCTAGCCGTCAATCTTTTTACCCCAAAAACCTTGGACAACTTAGGAATGTCTTTCTTTTGGACCTTAGCGTCGAATCTATGAAAAAATACATTTCCGGATCTATAGTACTCTCTGAAGAATTTATCCTGAAGGCCAACTAAATCAATTTTCTTAAAAAGGCTTTCAAAAAAAGCTCTAGACTTTTTGCTCCCTCCGGTGAAGTATAAATCAGCAACCGAAAACTCCGTCATTAAATCAATTGTATTTCTAAATATAGCAAAATTATAATAACATTTTTGACATAGAATCACAGCATCTCTAATGTCAACGTTTGAATTTTTTGATATGCCTTGAGAATAATTAAACGGGATCAAGCCTTTCTCGATGTGAGTAAAGCGATTGGTCCTTTCTACATACGAGGCTGCGTTTCTCCTTGTGCGGGTATTTTTCTCCGCGCCGCCTTCATTTCTGTAAGCGACGGCTTCTTCTAATCCCGCCATTAAGGGCTCTTCTAGGGTTTTCTCTTCTTTTTTGGGGCGTGGCATATGCTTCTTCTAGGATTACACGTTATTTTATTACGAAAGGCGTAAAAGTATCATCGAAATTCCCCTTTTGCACCCTTAAAATATCATAATAACATTTGATGCTCCAATTAGCCAGCATTAAGGTGGTATAATTATCCTTTCTAGCTCTTTGTGAGGAGGTGCTTCTTTTCAAATGCTGGGGTAAATCAAAGGTCTGAGTACCCTTGGCTGTGCTTTTCACTTCAACTAACGCGCATTGCTTTTTTGTTTGGTGGATGTGCGCGTCCTGTATCTCTATAAAATCTAAGATGCTAGGCTCATTAACGTGATTAAGATTTACCTTGGCGGTTGAGTACTCATTAAAGGAGCTCCCACACGCAGCGGTACTTGAGGCAAACCATATTTTTTTATGATCTATACTCGCCTGAAGATGCTCGTTTGCTTTCCTAATAAAGTCGCTTGTAAAAACCTGTTTGAAGCAAATGTTACGTGACGTTCTGTTATAAAGCCTTTTTGCTCTGACTAGTTCTTTTTCGTAGTCCTTATCTTCTTTGTTGCTGTCGAAATCAAAAAACTCAATTTTCAAATTAGCCTCCTTGAAGAGTTTGGAGGCGTTTGCGCTATCTATAAATTGGTAACCAGCATTATCAAT